TGGTCTAAATACAGTTGATTACTCAAAGCGATACTATGTTGTTGAGGGTCCTATTGATAGCTTGTTCTTAAGTAATGCGGTAGCTATGGCAGGTGCTGATGGTAATGCTAGAGGCTTAGACAACGTAGAGAATGCAATCTTTGTATTTGATAATGAGCCACGCAATAAAGAGATTGTTGCACGTATGGAGAAGTGTTTAGATAAAGGATATAAAGTTTGCATTTGGCCTAAAAACATATTGCAAAAAGATATAAATGATGTTATAATGGCCGGAGTAAAGAGTGAAAATCTTCAATTAATTATCGATCAAAATTCTTACTCTGGTCTACAGGGTAAGTTGCAACTTAGCGAATGGAGAAAAGTATGATCAGAGCTATTTTAGCTTGTGACGATGATTGGGGTATAGGTAAAGATGGTGATTTGCCATGGCCTCATAATCCTGCGGATCTACGTTGGTTCAAAGAGAATACAACGGGTGGTGTGGTTGCTATGGGTAAAGCAACGTGGGATAGTCTACCCAAGAAGCCTTTGCCTGACCGCAATAACATTGTTATTACAACTAGTGAAAAAGATAAAGATGGACCATATCATTTCTTGACGTTCAATAAAGCAAAGTCTTATCTTGTAAGCATGAGCCAAATACAAGATGTGTGGGTGATTGGTGGTGCTAAGTTAGTTGAAGGTCTATTGCCAATTATCGAAGAAGTTTGGTTGAGTCGTATACAAGGCTCATATAATTGTGATACTTTCTTACCCGCAACTCTAATCGAAGAGACGTTAAGTCTAACTTCTAGTGGTTTGCAAAATGATGTTTATGTTGACATATGGAGTCGTGTATGATACAATACTTAGATGCGTTAAAATACGTATTGGAGAATGGTGAAGATGTAGATGATAGAACTGGAGTCGGTACTCGCTCTGTGTTTGGTCATCAAATGCGTTTTGACTTAACGAAGGGCTTTCCTGCTGTTACTACTAAGAAGTTACAATGGAAGTCTGTTGTAGGAGAACTTCTATGGTTTCTAGAGGGTAGTACAGATGAGCGTAGGCTTAAGACTATTATGCACGGTACTACTAACCCAAACAAACGTACCATCTGGACTGCAAACGCAGAAGTACAAGGTCAAGAGTTAGGCTATGTAGAAGGAGAACTAGGACCAATCTATGGATATCAATGGCGACAATTTGATGGGCGTAGAGATCAGATTAGTTGGCTAATCAATGAGATTAAGACTAACCCTAATAGTCGTAGACTTATTTTAAGTGCTTGGAATCCTAACCAAATTGATGAAATGGCATTACCACCTTGTCATACAATGGCACAGTTTCGTGTAATCAATGGTGCATTATCTTGTCAGATGTATCAAAGAAGTGCAGATATGTTTTTGGGGGTACCATTTAATATTGCAAGCTATAGCCTTTTTACCCACATTTTAGCACAGATATGTGACTTAAATGTAGCAGATTTTGTGTGGGTAGGGGGAGACGTTCATATATATACTACACACATGGACCAGGTGCGCCAGCAAATACAAAGACAGCCTACTGGTCTTCCTACATTAGAAATGAATAAATTCACATCACTTAATGAACTTTTGGACTTAAGTGTTGATGATTTCGTTTTGAATGACTACACACCAATGGAGTCAATCAAGGCCCCTATGGCTGTTTAACTAATTATACAAGAGAAAGAGGACGAGAATGTTAAAAGTAATTTCCAATAATCCCGACAGAAACACAAGAGCCCTTATGTCAGACACTAAGTTCTACGAAGGCTATTCACGTTGGGATGACACTAAAGAGCGATATGAGTCGTGGGAAGAAGCTGTATCACGTGTTATGAATATGCATCGTGATTACTATGATAAAGTAATGACACCTGAATTAGCTTTGCTAATCGATGAGGCAGAAGCTTCATATAAACTTAAATATGCTCTAGGCGCTCAACGTGCTTTACAATTTGGTGGTGAGCAATTACTTAAGCAACAAATGAAAATGTATAACTGTACTTCAACTTACGCTGATCGTGAAGGTTTCTTTGGTGAGTTGTTTTACATTCTACTATGTGGTGCTGGTGCAGGGTTCTCTGTACAAACCCATCACATTGATCGTCTTGCGCCTATTCAAGAACGTAAGAAGCAAGCAAAGGGTTATGTAGTAGAAGATAGTATTGAAGGATGGGCAGACTCTCTTGCTGTTCTAATGTCTTCATACTTTGTTGGCGGCGGTGTGCATCCAGAGTTTGAAGGTCGTAAAGTATACTTCGACTTGTCTAACATTCGTCCAAAGGGTGCAATGATTTCTGGTGGGTTCAAAGCACCTGGTCCAGAGCCTCTTCGTCGTACACTAGATAAGATTGAGTATATGCTACAAGGTATCGTTCTTTCTGGTCGTAATAAACTAAAGTCTATCGAAGTGTATGATATCGCTATGCACGCCGCTGACGCCGTTCTATCGGGCGGTGTGCGCCGTTCAGCTACCATTTGCTTGTTCTCGCCAGATGATGAAGAAATGATGAAAGCAAAGACAGGTAACTGGTTTATTGATAATCCACAGCGTGGTCGTTCAAACAACTCAGCAGTGATTGTACGTGATGAGATTACTAAAGAGCAATTCTCAAACTTCATGGCTTCAATCAAAGAGTTTGGTGAGCCTGGTTTCTACTTTGTAGAAGATAAAGACTTCACAACTAACCCTTGTGTTGAGATTGGCATGTATCCTCAGATCGATGGTGAGTCCGGCTGGCAGGGTTGTAATCTAACAGAAATCAATGGTGGTAAGTGTACAACTAAAGAAGAGTTCTTTAAAGCATGTCGTGCGGCAGCTATTCTAGGTACTCTACAAGCAGGCTACACAAACTTCAACTACATTAGCGAAGCATCAAAGCGTATCTTTGAGCGTGAAGCACTACTAGGAGTATCTGTTACTGGTTGGATGAATAACCCAGATGTTCTATTAGATGCAGAAGTTCAAACAACTGGCGCAGAGATTGTTAAAAGTGTTAACGCAAGTGTTGCTGAATTGATTGGTATCAACGCTGCAGCTAGAACAACTTGTGTGAAGCCATCAGGCAATGCTTCAGTGTTGTTGCAGACAGCATCCGGTATTCATAGTGAGCATTCACCTCGTTATCTACGTCACGTTCAATTGAACAAAGAAAGTGAAGTTGCTCAATTGATTGCTGAAACAAATCCATATATGGTTGAAGAGTCTGTATGGTCAGCAGGTAAAACTGATTATGTTGTTGCGTTCCCAATTATCTCACCTGAAGATTCATTGTATCGTCAAGAACTATATGGTACAAATCTATTGGAAAAAGTGAAGCTAGTTCAAAACAACTGGGTTGAAGCTGGTACTAATGTTGAGAGATGCGCCCATCCAAACCTACGTCACAACGTTTCAAACACTGTGACTGTTATGCCACACCAGTGGAAAGAAGTAGAAGATTATGTATACGCAAACCGTGGTGCATTTGCAGGTATCTCTTTCTTAGGTGGATCAGGTGATAAAGACTTTAATCAAGCACCAATGACAGAAGTTCTTACAGAAGCAGAGATTGTTAACAAGTATGGTAAAGCATCATTGTTTGCCGCAGGTCTTATTGTAGATACTCGTAAGGGGTTCAATGATCTATGGGAAGCTTCTTCTGTTGCACAAATGGATAAAGAGTATCGTGGAGAAGTATCTGATCTACGTGCAGAGTGGATTCGTCGTTTCAAAAAGTTCTCAGACAACTACTTCATGGGTGATATGAAAGAAGCAGAGTATTGCTTGAAAGACGTGTTCTTGCTACATAAGTGGACTAAGATTCAACAGAACATCAAGCCAATTGACTTTACATCTGAATTAGAAACTAAGAAGTTTACAGATGTAGACACTATTGGTTCAGCGGCTTGCGTTGGTGGTGCTTGTGAAATCACCTTCTAAGTGGGACGTAGCTTATATGAAAACGGCAGAGACCTTCGGGTCTCTGTCAACAGCAGAGAGACTTAAAGTCGGAGCAATTGCAGTCAAAGACAATCGTATCATTTCTATTGGTTATAATGGTATGCCCTCTGGCTGGAGTAATGAGTGTGAAGAGATTTGGTTTAATGAAAATGATGAACCGTACAAGGTTACAAGACCAGAAGTAATTCATGCAGAAGCGAATTGTATCGCAAAACTAGCAGGCTCGCATGAGAATGGTAAAGGCGCAGAAATGTATGTTACTCATGCGCCATGTGTAGAGTGTGCTAAACTTATATATAGTGCAGGCATATCTAAAGTCTATTATGGTAGTAAGTACCGCCTAGATACAGGTATCAATTTTTTACAAAAGTGCGGAATAGAGGTAGAGCAATTATGAGCGTAAAATTAGAAGACAGGTGTCCTTACTGTGACACACAGTTTGCAGTAGAGTTTGAAAACGAAGATGATGAGTTGGTCTATTGTCCATCTTGCGGTGAGCAACTACCAGAATTTGAAAATGAACTAGACTTAAACGATGAGGATGAATGGGATTAGTATAAATATATGAAACGAATATAGGATGTTTCATGTGGTACTATAATGACAAAGAGTTTACTAGTGATGATATCAATGACCATATAGGCTTTGTATATGTAATCACACACTTGTCAAATAACAAAAAATATGTAGGAAAGAAGTTGTTCGTGTCTAAACGCAAACTTCCACCACTCAAAGGTAAGACCCGAAAGAGAACTGTCGTCAAAGAAAGCGACTGGCAGGACTACTTCGGGTCTTCTGATGAGGTCAAAGCACTTGTCGAAGAACAAGGCTACTCAAGCTTTCATAGAGAAATATTACACCTTTGCATGTCAAAGGGTGAGCTGTCGTACCTAGAGGCGAAAGAGCAATTCGATAGAAACGTTCTTCTATCGGATGAATATTATAATGGCATAATAAATTGTAAGATTCATAGAAACCACGTAAGGAGATTGAGCCATGACGAAGTGGGAGATCAAGGAAGCTAACAGACTTTTCTGGATGGTAAAGGGTCATTTGATACCTACCTCCTGGAGCGAAAAAGATGTTAACGCTATCTATGAGTCCTACTTTCGACGATTATGGGGAGATCATGATGCTGGTAGACGTGAAGTTGGCTTTGAGGCCGCTTATAAAGAACGTGAAGCCCAGATATACAATGAAGAGATAAAAACTATTGCTATTCTTGGCGGTCATTATGATTAAACCCTTGACATGACCAATCGAATCATCTATAGTAAAGATGTAGCAATGAGAAAGTTTAATATGTTTTACTACGTGAAGGGCGGCAATAATAAGTATCGCCAGACAATTTCAGAAGCACTTTGCTTTGCAAAAGACTATCTTTTGCCTAGGCATCGTAATATCGAAATTGAAGTAGAAGTTAATAAAAATCTTAAAGCTGATGCTGACGTATTTGAAGGTGACTATGATCGTCACTTTGTAATTCGTGTACGTAAGGGTATGGAGCGTGAAGACCTATTGACTGCAATTTTTCATGAGTTTGTACATATCAAACAATCTATACGTAAAGAATTCGATATATTTGATATTGATGATACGCCTTACTTTGATCGTCCTTACGAACAAGAGGCTTACGCTTTGCAAGAAAAAATGTTGGAAAAGTTCAAAAAAACTTTGGCTTAACCCTTGACATTACCCGAATCATGTACTATATTATATATGTAACGAGATGAAAGAGAGATATATTATGAATAACCAAATTGAAAATCTTATCGAAAACATCAAGCAAGATTACTTGCGTTGGACTAGTCGTGATTTCACTAGAGAGTTGAGTGAGACCAATATCAAAATGGTCGATGAGTTCAATGAAGGTCTAACCTACCAAGAAGGTCGTAAATACATTAAGATATTGTCAAGAGGCTCTGTATGGGGTTTTATTGTGAAGGGCAATGATAAGTTGTTCAAAGCTGGCGATATTTTGAAAGCCGCTGGTTACAACTCTCCTGCTCGTAACAAAGCACGTGGTAATATCATTGATGGCGGTTATAGCGTTGCTTGGACCGGTCCTCACTACCTATAAGGAGAATTGCTTATGTGTAAAGTTGAGTTTCAAAAATATGTTCTAGATGGTATAGCCGAGGGGCTTACCATCAAAGAGAATATGAAGTTCGTAAATTGGAATGATGCCTGTAACTGGGCAGCAACCGTAACCGAATCTATCCGTGTTCCGTTTGTCATTCTTGAAATGAAAAACCTCGAAACTGGTGAGGTAGAAAATTTTTAAAGATAAATAAACGTACTTAATCGGAGAAAAGCAGATGAAATCAGTCCACTTAATTACTGCAGCTTTAATCGCTGTATCGACACCAGCACTCTCTAATGAGAGTGTCAGAGATGTAAAAGTTTTTGACCATACTAAGGTAGTTACAAAATATGTTCCTACAACAACTTATGTATGTAACGAAGTTAAAAAACCTGTGTATGCTAATGTGCAAAAGCAAGGCGATGCAGCCGGTGGTGCATTACTAGGCATGATCCTTGGTGGTGTTATCGGCAAGGGTGTTACAGGTGATGATGGTGGCGCAGCCGCTGGTGCTGTCATGGGTGGTCTTATCGGCGCTGATAAAGGTTCGCAGAATAGAACATCAAAAGAAATCATTGGATACGAAATCGTTGAACAGTGTAAAGATGTTGTCAGAAATCAAGAACAAAGAGTAGAAGTTTATTCACATTCAACCATTCGCTTCTTTCTAAATGGTGAAAGATATGTGTTGGACTTTGTAAGATAATGTGGACATTAGTTTTTATATACTTCTATGATGCAACACCTTATGTAGAATTGATTAGTACTCATGATAATATGATAGAGTGTTTTCAATCAAGAGAGGCACTAAGTGAATTTCATGGCAAAGGTGGTGGGTATTTTAATCCTGAACAGCAAGCCCTTTGTATTAATATGAACGAGAGTTAAAGGTCACGTAGCTCAGCTGGATTAGAGCAAGGCACTTCTAATGCCTAGGTCGGGGGTTCGAGTCCTCCCGTGATCGCCAGAATAAGTGAGGAAAAAATGTTTAGATCAATATTTAGAGTGTTAAGGTTTCTTATTATAGTATACTTTCTGTATTGGCTATTCGTATTTTTAATGTTAATGATAGCAGTATAGGCTAGGAGAATATAATGAATAATCGTTTTACAGAACGTGAAGATAAAGCGTTTGAAGAGTATGCAAAATATATCATGGACGATGTGCCTGATGAAAAAATCGAAGACTTGTTCTATGAGATGGGTATCGAAATCAATTTGAAGAAGCCTTGGACGGAAGATTAATTGATACAATGGTATGACATAGTAGTAGCAATAGTTTTTTCATGGGTGTTGCTTAATGTTGCATTTATGCCATATATAGGCTTTGTTGCGGCATATGCTATGTATGAATATGGTTGGAATTACTACTGCAATTATAGGAGAGATATGAATGAGTGATATAGGTCCGGTTATGCCAATTGTGTTAAGTTCTTATGTGTCAACAACAGTAGACCCATATAAAGAAACTAAAACTGCTGTAGAGCATTTAAGTACAAACGGTTCGATTAGAATTGATTCCGTTGACTACATTCGCTATAACAGAGATGGTGAATTAGTTAAACCCGAAAAACAAACTATTGACATATCTGTATAAGGAGAATATAATGAGTGAAGAAGATGATGGTACATTTAAAGTGTATCGTGCCCACAAGATGCTTGATTGGTTAGAGCAAGAAGCAACACAATGGGCAGAAAATCATGTCGAAGAACATTTTGGTTGTGAAGAAATCTCTGATTTGACGAAAGAGCAAATCGAAGAAGTGATTGCTGTTGCAGAAGACCTTGATGAGCAGTATGGTGATATGTTGTCTATGGGTATGTACAATGTTGTTCGCTATTGGGAAAATGAAAATGATGAGTACATCATGTAATAAGGATAGGTAACTAATGTATAAAGTGACAGCATGGTTTAAGAATTATAAAGTGTCTGAAAACTTTCATGACGTTAATGATGCAATCGAATATCGTGATGATGTTGATGCACACTATCCTTTAAAAGTAACTTTTAGAAAGGTAATATCTATGAGAGAATGGGTATATAATTGTTGGAATGTAGTGATGGATCACGAACAAAATCCATTAAGTGCAATTCCAGACTTTAGTACACGACATATGATTATGCAAGTATTAGCATGGATGTGGTGTATTGTATTTGCTATTATTGTGGGTAGCATGTGGGCAGGTATTTTTAGTATGGTGTTACACGCACTACTATTAGCCGCAGTTGCAATCACAGTAGCAACATTCGAAACGGCAAAGCGTAAGCCAAATGTTTTTGGTCCATACAATGGTCGTGGACGAGGTGGCGAACATGAATAATGATATGCAGGATTTAAAGTTCACAAGTGCAGGCGACTTTCTTAAAGCGCAAGAACGTGAAGATGATGGTCCTTTTAAAAATGCATTTGAGAGTGATGTTGAAGGTGTTATTCGCAGAGAGATAAATACATATCGTGTGAGAAAGGGTGTTATGATTAAAGAATCTGCAACCCGTGATTATTATAAGTCAGGCGACTATCACGACTCTCAAAGCATAATGCCAATAGTGGAGAGATAGTATGAGTGATCCAAATGAACCGTATCACAATAACGGTGCGATACTAGCATTTTTAGTTATCGCTTTTAGTATGGTAGCACTACCAGTTATCATCGGAACATCTATGGGTTGGTTTAACCTGTTTGGAATATTAGGATTATAAAATGAGTGAACAAACAAACTATTGCACTACAAAAGGTTTAGGCCTTATGTTTTTGATTATCGTCTTTATGATTGCTGTAGTACCAGTATTGATGCTAATGGCAATGGTAGGCCTTGAAGAATATGGTCGGTATTGTAATGTCAATATCTTACCTTGTTTTGGTCTGAACTAATGCATATTGTTAGAAGAAAAGACGGTGAAATTATTGCTATAGCATCACGCAAAGAAGATGCTATTGCAATTGCTGATGGAACACAAATTGATAAAGAAGACTATGTTGTTCAGGAGTCAAATGACCAACAAGAACTCGCTGAAGTTTATCGTGCATATTATGGAACAAGATCACTATGACTGATGATGAAGTACGTGCAGCCGCTCAAAAAGAAGCTGAGAAGACATTCGAAGGCTTTATGCTTTGGACTAAACGAACTACATATGCTTCAATTGCAACGTTATTAGTTGTAGCATCATGTAACTTTGGGGTAGAGGACGACACCTATCCTGCCTATAATGGCGAACAATACAATCCGTCCGGTCTTAATGTAAAGAAATAAAGATAGGAAAATAAAAATGAAGAATTTAATTACCGCTAGTCTAATGGCTATTTTCGCAACAACCGCATACGCTGAAGATATGACTATTGAAATGTTGAATAAACGTGACGATGGTGCCAAGATGGTATACAGCGAAGACATTGCTCGTATTGACGTTGGCGATACAATTACGTGGGTACCAACATCAAAAGGTCACAATGTAGAATTTATTGCTGGACCAGATGGTTGGAAAGCACCAAAGAAATCAAAACTCAATAAAGAAGTTGCGATTACATTTGATACGCCAGGTGTATATCTATATCAGTGTTCACCACACAAAACAATGGGCATGATTGCTATTGTCGTAGTTGGTGACGGAGACAACGATATTTCAAAAGCCAAAGTAAAAGGCAAGTCAAAGAAAAAACTAAAGGCATTATTGGCTGATCTGTAATGAAAAGTTTAGTTGATAAAATACCAGAATTTTGTTTTAGCCATTGGTTACTTCGTATTCCATTGGCCATCATATTCCTTCAACAGGGCCTTGATAAATGGCCCGTTGATGCAGGTACAGCAGAGTCGTTTGCACTCCCATTGATTGTTTGGGTCTTTGTTGTTTATGGTGAACTTGGTTCAGGTGTAGGATTACTTGTTGGCGGAATACTTGCCAATTGGTTTAAAGAATTTGGTGATTTGATTACACGCTTTAGTGGTATCACAATCTGTAGTATCATGACTGGTGTTATCTGGATTGGTGAACCTGAAAGCTTTATGGATGTTATATTGTATGATAACTTTCATGTCCTACTTTGGGTAGGGGGCATGTATTTTGCTCTAAGGGGAAATAGAACGTAATGTTAAGTAAAGAGTGCAAAGCACATTTAGAAGAAGTTGGTGAAAATGGATTGGAACATGCAGTAAAAGCATTGAAGATAGCAGGTACACTACAGTTGTTAGTTCCTGCATTAGTCATTCATGCTTTTGCACCACGCTTCTTTACCGACACTGCAAGTCGTACAATGCAAAAAATATTAGATGAAAGACATAGTAAATGAACCCACAATGGCGCACAGTCTATCTAATGCTATTTGTCTGTGTGCTATTACACTTTATTGTAATACCAATATGGATGTGGAACTTAGGACTATGATAAATATTAAAAAGGGAGAATTCGATGGATAAAGAACAAGTGGTCGAAAGACTTAAGACAGTACTAGCTTCTAGCTTCTCGCTATACTTAAAGGCACACAACTATCACTGGAATGTGACAGGCCCTAACTTTGCTCAATATCATGAGTTCTTTAGCGATTTCTATACAGAAGTCTGGGGATCTTTAGATGACACAGCAGAGGAAATCCGTAAGTTAGGTTCGTTTGCACCAGGTGCTATGAGTCGATATATGGAGTTGTCGCAAATCGAAGATGAGACTATGATACCTGAAACACAGATGATGTTTACTCGACTATCAAATGATAACGATATTGTTATTAGGCTTCTATACGAAGCACGTATAGCCGCTGATGAGTGTGGGTGTTTCGGTACTGTAAATTACCTAGAGGATCGTATTAGTGTACATGAGAAACACGCATGGATGTTAAAAAGCTTTTAAAGCAGTCAGCAGTAGCGACTTTTTGCTTCTTCTTTATTAAGGGGTGTATTTGGTTGTTAGTGGTTGGGTATTCAGCCTACGTATATCTACAACCCTAGAAGATGGGTATGAATCGTAGCTTACGATATCATTCTGATTACCACCAAGAACAATAACAACTTCTTCACCCCCTATGACCCTTGTGGCCATGTAGAACGCTACGTGGCCTTGCCATGGTTCACCTCTACTAAAGATTACGATATCTCCTATCTTTGGCTCATCTACAGGAGTTCCGTAATCTAAAAAGCTTCTTGCCATTAGTGGATTATTACTAACACTTTCACTACCACTAATACCATTTGTGCGTAAGACAGCATTAACAAATGCGGCGCACCACTCATAAAGTACTGGGTCAATGCCAATAAACTCTCTTAACTCTTCTCTATCTGTTCGTTCATGTTTATCAACTAAACTGTCAGCCACTCTTAGATGGTCTGGGAACTGAGGAGATTGGGATTGAATGTGATTGATGCTTGGTTCACATGCAGATAGTAGCACAAGTGATAAGACGATACTAAACTTTTTGATATAATATTCCAATATGATAATAAGGCTTAAGCTTTTTATTTATATCCCTTGACTTTTTGTAAGATAAATGTTATAAATACTAAGCGTTAACTACTAAAGGGAATCGTATGGACTTAGACAAATGGTTTGACCATTTTGTTGACGACCCGTGTGATGATATAAGTGGACCAAATCTCCACTTATGGTTTTAATAAAACAGTTTTTGGGTGATAATTATATGATTGAAAAAGTACAAAAAATCTTTAAAGAAAAATTTGGACAAGACGTTTCGGCGGATACTAGGATTGAAGACCTGGATCTGGATAGTCTTGATTTGCTTGAATTAGCATTTCACCTCGAAGATGAGTTTGGTATTGAAGTTGAAGATGAAGATATGATGGGTCTTGTGACAATTAACGATGTCCTAGAGTACGCATTAAAAACGAAAGAGGAGTAACTATGCTAGAAGAAGAAACTAATATTGTAACTGATCCTGATCCAATTGTTATTAGACCAAGTCGTGCGACTAGACTTAAACGATCTATAGCCGCTAGAATTAGGAGAAGAAAAGTTAAACAGCTTAAAGTTATTCGTCAAAACAAAATTGACAAAGAAGCAAAAGAAAGAGTTTTATCCAAATTAAATTTAGAATAGTACTGTACATCAGTAACGAATCATTGTATAAAGAGTGTATAGTTAGTTAAAGGAGAATGGAAATGTTAATCAATGTAGTGCTTGCTTTTTTCTTCGGACTAGGTTGTGCCGCAATGTTGTCAATGTTAATGGGTGTGATGTGGATGTGGTGGGATATGTTTTTTGGCAAAGGATCAAAATGGGGTTGACATATACATCATAATATAGTATATTAAGTATATCAGATATGAGGAGTGATTCGATGACGTTGAATACATTTATGAATAACCTCTGGGGTTGCAAAGGTGTCTTTGTTCCCAAACTTGGTGAAATCACTAGCACACGTGCTAAGTATGGAACTGATATTCAGGTTACATGTGAAGATACGTCAGGTGAAATCACCCTCATAGATGGTACTGAACTATACGAGAGGTACCCCAACCTCTTTGCATGACTAACAGCGGATATGGTGAAATTGGTAGACACGCAGGTTTTAGGTACCTGTGCTTTACAGCGTGGGGGTTCAAGTCCCTCTATCCGCACCAAAACTATTTACTTGTGTCGTTCTGGGTGCGCTTGGAATTACTGCAATAATTCCATAACCTGTTGCAGCAGGGAGTTAGGGTTCGAGTCCCTTAAGCGGCATTAGTAAATAGTTTTTCACTACACATAAATACTTAATACTAAGAGAAAGAGAACGCAAAAACAAAAGGATAAAACAATGTTTACCGCAATCGTTTTAGTATGTTTAAGTGGACAAGATATAGTAAAAGAAAACTGCTTTACCTATACAAATGAAATTCTCTGGACTAACGAAGCCCAGTGTAAGTCAGCAGTGATGGCTGGACTAAAAAATAATGTATTTAGTTTTGAAGATCCGGCACAAGGTCTATCATGGGCACCAGCAAGTTTTTATTGTGTGCCGTGGAAAGTGAAGAGCATTTAGCCCTTCACTATTTTTGTTTACTAGTAGTCATCATCTTTTTTAGATGCTTTTTTGCTATAAGCATTAGCACCAAAGAACGCTGCTACTAAGCCAGCAATCGCTACAAAATATGTAGGCGCAATATCACCAATTAGTTGTGCCGCATCTTCTACACCAAAGAGTGATGTAGCAAGAATAAGAACAGGATATAGTAGCATACCCCAAAGAGCAAACCATGCCATCGCACGAATTTGGTCTTCTTTAGCGTCTTCATTCTCACGCATTTTTTTCTTATGTTCCCATTCTGCAATCTCTTTTGCTCGGGACATTTCTTCGTCTGTAATAACACCATCGCCATCTGTATCTAGATATGCGTAAATGGAATCAGCTTCCATTGTTTTAGGTGTTTCATTAACTTTCTTTTCCGCCATTGGTTTAGTCTCCTCCAAGTCTGCGTCTTTTAAAAAATCATCGTTAGACATAATTATCCTTTTTTAATCATAGTCCATGCACCCCAAGCAATAGCAATACCTGCGGCAATCTTAGCTAGTGGTGCCATAAAAAGAATCATAAGACCAAGAGCAATTAACATTCCTCCATCCCATGTTGTTCTTTCTACCAATCTTTTCTTAATCCATTTCATTTCTTTCTCCTTATATTTTTGGATATACAACTACTAAGTCGTTCAACTCTTCCTTTGTAAATGGTTTGGTTGTATATTCTGTGTCAATCAATTTGTGATGCTTTATTGGGTTTTGAATTCCTTCTAAAGCGGCTTTGTATAGAGGCGAGTTTGGTCTTGACATTACGTAATCTACTAAACTGGTCTGCATCATTTATTAGATTCCAATTGCTGTATTCTCTTTTCCAATTCATCAATTTTATTCGTAACTCGAGGATATCTCTTTCGCCATGCTTCTGGGTCATCTTGCAACCACTCCCAACCAAATTTGTCAACTAAATAATTTAAACTTCTATCGAATTTAGCCATGAGCCATAAAGCCATGTTAGTGTTTCTGAACCATGCTAAAAATGCGGCACCAAATATAGAGCCAGCAATTGCTGTGTAAATCCACAGAGTATCGCCAAACATTCTTGTTAGCATTTCCATGTTAACCTCCAAACGTGCTTACTATGCTAGGGCCAAACGAAGTTGCTACCCATGCTAGTACACCAACTGCGGCAAGACCGACTATAACCCATTTCATTTTGAAGTCATCTACTTTCATAGTCATACCAATCAATTCTGTATTCATTATGCGAATGCTTAAATCGAAAGTTCCTTCTGGCGTATCTTCGTCTTTTAATGAAGTACTCAATTTAATTCTCCTTATTTTCTGTGTATTTGATATAATGGTTCATGCCGTGATCATATGCACCATCAAATGGCATACCCTTTTTCAAGGCTCTCCAACGTCCACGAAATTTATCTTTTACTCTTTGCCACTTTGACATGTTTCTTATTTGACCAAAGTAATTGATATATCTTGGCTTACAAGTATGTCTATACCCGAGAAATGCGGGTGGTACACTTGTAACAAGATCATTGTTATTTACATGACGATAATGTGGAATATTATTAAGAGACTTACAAAACTTACGTGTACCAACTCTTGGTGAACCATAAGTGTAGAGTGCATCTACAAGTTCGTTAAGTCTACTAGCAGCGATAGTTGCCATTGCTCCACCTAGAGAATGACCACAAATTAAAAATGTTTTATCGTCTGCATACTTTAGAACGAACTGTAGTTCATCCCATAGTTTATCTATTTCTACTTGAAACCCGTTGTGAACCCAACCACCTTCTTGGGCTTTGTCAGGTAGAGCATTCAAGTCAGCTTTGATATCTGAGAATTCGCCTGGTTCTGTACCTCTAAAGCACAAGACAAACTCTTCATCATTCCAGACTGCATGGCATTGTGCGCCATCGTCTTCCATGAATATATGATTATCATATCCTAATTTTTGATATTCAGAATATGCTTCTTCTTGGTCTAAGTAGGCTAATCCAGCCGCCTTGGCCATCTTATGACAGTTGTGTATCATGACCTTTCCTTTATTGTTGCCATGATGTAGAATTCAATTTGTTATTATTCTGCTAGTGGGTTGTCTAATGCTTCTTGTATCTTTTCGTTCATATCACTTTCAAGAGTTCTCATGTCTTGTTCCAAACGATTTTCTGTTTGGCGCATTGTGTCTCTTACATCTTTTTCTGTTTCACGATTTAAAGATTCAACTTCACGTATACTACTAGTAACATCTTTTTGAAGTACGTTCATTTCATTACGTACACCCTCTAACGCTGTGTCGATAGATGCTTGTGTATTCTTAGTACGATTTTCACTCTCATCTACCTTATCTTCCATACGATCTATACTACTCTCAAGTTTTAGAATATCATCCTTTAAACCAGATTTAATATCTCTTGTGTAGTCTATAGCCTCATCTAACTTTGTTTCAATCACATCATTACGAGCAGCAATGGCATCTGTATCAATGTTTTGAATAATCTCTTTCATGTCCATATAATCTTTATAGATTTCAAAGCCACCCCAGGCAGCACCACCTAATGTTGATAACGCAGTAAGAAGAGCAAACATCTTACCACCACTAAATTTTAATCCACCAAATTCTACTTCAGCCATTATTTCTCCCCTCCAAAGGGTATGTTTATTCCTAGAACTACGCCAGGTTTTCCGTCGTAACCTGGCATAAGAAACCAGTTTTTATATTTTAATCTAGCTATGGGTTTAAAAAATTCTTTACCAGAATACCCAGTTGCTAATCCTACATCTATATATTCCCCCAAAAGTATTCCATTGAATATGCTAACTGAGCCTTCGCTATTGATTAGAACACTTCCAATATAACTCTCATTAGTACATGAGATGTTGGGATGTATTTCACTATACTCTTCACCAAAGCCCATGTGGGACGTTAAAGCTAATGCAGCTATGCATGTTACCAATAACCTGCTCCTAGTCCAGTGAAATAAACTATACCACCAAGTACAGCAAATCCCAATATAACTAGAAATATTAGAAGTAAGCCTTCAAAAAACGCCGCTTTACGTTCTTGTTGTTTGTAAAGAGTCTCCTCTCGTTCTTTGCGTATCTTTCTACGCAGTTCTACCATTTCTTTCCACGTACCAAATCCAAATCGTATATTAAGCAAATCTTGAAGTTGTTTTTCTTGCTCTTCAAGTTTCTTTTTATGAACTATGATGTTCAAAGCTTCTTCTTCAATAGATCCACCAGAAAATAACTTAGTGAATATAGGCGGATTTTTTCTTTGTTGCTCGGCTCTACTTAAATCAGCTGCTGCCCCATACCATTTGCCTAATTGCCCAACTACATCCTCTATCTCTCGGCCAGCGGCCACAAGTTTTCTCACTCCATTAAATGCGGCAGTCGCAGCTGTTATAGCTGTGACTGGATCGATCATATCTTCTCCTTAATTTTCGAACTGTAACTGTCTTAATTGTTGTAGTTCTCTTTCTAATTTCATTACTTCTAGTCGTTTTTTCTGTAGTTCTAACTCATACAAATCATTACAATTAATTCTAGCTTTAGGTTTTGCTCCTAGTGGAATAGTAATTCTTGCATATACTCCTACATCACCTGCTCTAGTAGAATCATCATACATATTATTCATATTGTCGTATCTACCTCTTTGTAAGATACCAGTTACTCCAACCTCCATTGAAGTAGCCGATCCAATAGCATTAGCACAATCTAATTCACCGGCTCTGAACTTATCTTGTTGATAGTTTTGCGGTAACCCAGGTATAGCTAAGTTTAAAGAACTTGAATCGGCAAAGGCAATACTCACTGCAAATATTTGACACGTACTCAATAATAATAATCTTCTAAACATTACAATCTCACTTTACTTATTTAATTTTGAACATATCCTAGAAGCTATGACAGACAATTCTTTTTCATCATCATCTTTAATCAATTTCGACTTAGTACATAAGTAGACTGCTTTGTCTTTATCTTTGCTTCTAATGTATACGTCAAATGATTTTCTCTCCAAATAGTTCACTGTTAAAATTCTGTTTGAGGCAGCAAATGGCATTTTATTCCATTCTTTATCAAACACCTCAATCTCATAATATGCAACATCTTCTCTTCTATTGAAAAGCATCATTGTTACAACACTTACTGCGTCTATATGTGACGTTCTTAATTTTGGGTATGTTGGCGTTAACTCATGAGCCGAAGCTGTCGAACCTAACGCCAACATTAACATAACGAAAAATACTCTCATTAGTTAGCAATACACTCTGCAACTACAACTGTAGTATAAGTACCAGCTGGTAATGATTTAGTATTTCCGTAAGTTGCTGTTGAATCTACAGTGAACCAAGTTGTTCCTGCCGCAGTCAGATTGAATTCTGTTACATTGTTATATGTAACTTTGTTAGATTCATAATCAGACATAGCTGATACACCAACTTCTTTTACAGTGACAGCACCTGTCCAAGTTACAGAATCACTTAGACTTGGGCTAGATGAAAATGTAGTTGGATAAGATATTTTCGCTGTATAGTAAGCTGCTTGAGCAACATCATAACGAATGATTGGTTTTACTCCACCATCGGATGGTGTAGTACTTAGTTGGTGTGGTGTTGGTGACCCATACACACCTGCTCTATCTGTAAAAATAGAACATTTAGATTGTACAGTACCCGTGATAGGTACCTCTTGTGAAGCCGCTAACGCTGATCCCATTCCAGTCGCAGCAGCCAATAATATAACAGCTTTAATATTCGCCATTTTAGTTCTCCACTAATTTAGTTTCGGTATTGTGAGCGTACCATCTCTCTATGAACTTCGTCTCTTCCTAGATTACTCAACGCTCTTGCATTATCAGGTAAGTCGCTATCTTGTAAGGTAATCGTCTCTTCATAAATTCCACCAGGAATTATTGCATTAGTATATACTTCAAATTGAGGTATAGTCGAAAGCTGGCTGATTATATCGTTCTGCCTAGCGCCATCAATAAAACCTTCAATATCTACATTTTGATTTAACATTTCGATTGGATCGTTCTCTGTAGACTCTTCTTCCTCTCGTTTTGCCTGTTCTTCGTCTTTTTCTTCTTCTTCAACTTCTGTTTCTCTGTTGAGATTTAATTGAACCCATTCATCATAAAATGGATCATTAACGTCTGGTTCACGATCCAATAACCCTCTTTCTTTTAGCCAATCATATAAAGCTTGTTCATAACCAGGACACTCTGGGTTTGCTATCACTATATAACACGGGTCAAACCTATATGTATAATATACACTTGGGTTTTGAACAGTACCAAAGCCGGTTGTTGCTATAGACCCTTCACCAAAAAGTTCTGCCGGTAGACTACTAACAGTTACTGATTTATTTATCGTAGCTCCAGGTAATTGACTCCAATCATCTGTCTCTCTAAAAATATAGTCATTAGCAGTACCTAATTTTCTATTTTGTATCGTTACTGTAAAATCATCATTCGTATTTTTTTGAACTGTGTATCTATATAAAACACTACCAATTGTTATTCCAGCAGTATCTGGTAAAACGTCAGCCATGTTCCAAACTGGACCATTAATTGCCGCATTGTTTGTTGTACCGTTTATCGTCTCACAATAAGAGTAAGAGGAAAAGCACACCAATAATACCGCCGCCAATAAAGGTACTCTTGTTTTCATCACTTATACGCCTGTTTCTTGCTTCTGGTTGTTGTTCAGGATTTTCTTCCCATGCTAATTTAGCCGCTTGACCAATCATACCATCATAAGGGCATGGTGTGCCTGCTTGCATCATTGCTCTAAAGACCCTAGGATCCTGGCACATGACTGACACAGCTGCCACTTTCATTCCCATATCATATAATGTTTTAGCGTTCTTTAATTTTTCACAATTCATATCTCTTACAGTCTTACCAGCCGAGATCCCTAGAATTTGGGTCTGAACCGCACCTGATACTCCTACAGTACATAAATCAGAGTTTGCAGAATTTATGTTAGGGGAAATAGCAGAAGGCGGTGGGGAGTTAACTGTAGTCTCAGACGTTGCATCACTTGTAACGGAGCTTGTAGTAGTTGATTCAGTGACAATAGCATTACTACTAGTAATTGTCCCTGTATCAGAATCTTGAGCCATTGAGGCTGTTGCGATCATAAGACCCAATAGGGCCATAGTGATTCTCTTTAACATATTTTTATCCACCTTATTAGTATAACTTCACATGCTTATTTATAAAAACGAAGCCTTTATTTGTCTTGAAACGAATCAAAAAGTGTGATATACATAGTTGTATATATCCTAATGATAGAGATGATTCCATGTTTCATGAAAGTCAAGTCCAAGAACTTGTCGAACTTTTATCAACCCTAACGAGTGACACAAAAGTATATTTTGGTTGTGACTCAGTTAGATACTTTAAAAAAGGTAGGGCATATGGGAGGTATGCCACTGTGTGCATTGTGCATATGAATGGTAACAAAGGATGTAAAATCTTTAGCGAAATATCATATGAAAACGATTATGATGTACGTAAAGATAGACCAAAGATGCGGATGCTTAATGAAGTTCAAAAAGTTTGTGCTTTATATAATCAACTAATACCTTTTATAGATGAGTATGATATTGAAATTCATTTAGATATCAACACTGATCCAATACATGGGTCTAGTTGTGCCGCTAATGAAGCAGCTGGCTATGTGTTGGGCATGACTGGTATTCAACCAAAACTCAAACCAGAAAGTTGGGCAGCATCTTTCGGTGCAGATGGAGTAGCACATGGCAGAACCGGGTCAAACTTGTTGCATAAATACAGAGCTTAAAAGAAGAAAGACTAGTGTAATCATAGATGACATATGTTTCGATATTATTTTGGTTTACTGTAGTAGTTGCGGTGTAGTAAGACCAAGTGGTTCTATGATTTTTGATGGTAATAAAATGAATGAGGGTAATTAATGTTACACACTATAGAAGACGTTATTCGTAGAATAGATGTAATGAAAGATAAAGCCATAGAATTACATCGTGTTCGAAATCAATACAGTGAGTTAAGTGGTAAAAATTATGACAAAGATATTGCCAACTCTTTACTTGATGATATACAATCACTAGCATTAGGTATTGCAATGGATAAACAAGGTGATGAAATTAAAACAGAAATGGATTATAAAAAGCTATGAAAAATACAAACGTAAAGGTAACAGCTAATTTTAAATTGAAAACTTATAATATAAGAGTGCCTGGAATGAAGTCTCTTGATATTGTAGAAGCTTTAAATTTTGGTGTGTCAACATCTGGCGCTCTAGTGTTTAAAGGTAAAGGTGACAGTGCTATCAAAGCATATAACAAAGATGAATGGTTTGAAGTTTGGGAAGTTTGAAAATAACACTTGACATTCACTAGAATGTATGTTATTGTGGTAATTACAAAACTTAATTAGGAGTTGAGATGATCAAAGAAGATGAACAATATGTAGCAGTTACAGCAGTTGCTACTTTTAAACACCGTTATGTTGTTCCAATGAGTGAACTTCAAACAAGCAACCCAGATGCACCAGTTGAAGCATCTTGGGCACTTGACGCAGTTACTATGTCTGAAGTCAATGAGTTTAGTCAAAAGTTTTTGGGTGAAAATATCGTTGATGCTCAAGTAATGGATCAAGAACAAATCTTGCAACTCTTTGATGGTGATAACGACTATTTGAAATCTTGGTCTAAAGATCAAAAGTTGCAACATATTCATCGTTGTTGGCTTGACAAAAAGGATCATACCACATCTAGTCGGGCTAATGAGGAATTAAATGTTAGAGAACCGTGAGTCTTACTATGACTATATGGGTCGTAGAATGCGTGAAGAAGACGCTAAGATTATGACTGATGAACAAATGATTGAGCATTTAAGATCACATGCTCATTGGACAGTTAAAAAGCCGTGGGTCGATATTGCGAATAGATTAGAAGAACTTAGTAACAAGGAGAAAACGTGAATGGGTAAAAAATCAAGTGGTCAAACATACACTTCAAAGTCTGAACGTCGGAGTTCAATTGGAACAAAGAATACAGATCCAGCGAAGCGTTTGTTAAATCAAATGGCGGCTCTTCAAAAGGGCAAAGATGTAGTTCTTACCATGCCAAACCCAAATAAAAATGAAACAAATCGTAAGTTCATTAAACAACGTGTGTCTGGTAAAGATTGGGTTAAGAGACATCAAAGCTTTAGATTAGCTGGTGGCCCAAGTGATTAAAATATATGGAACTGAAAAATGTGTATATTGCAAGCAAGCTAAAGATGTAGCAGAAGACTATAACTTACCTTATGAGTATATTGATTTACACGAAGGTGATAATATGAAAACTTTCCAAGAGAAGTTTCCAGGTGTTCGAACAGTACCACAAATTGTTTGGTATGAAAAGCATGTTGGTGGCTTTAGTGAATTTTTGCAAGAAATAGAGGATACTAGAAATTATGGAGATGGAAATGTATAGTAAAGATCAAATTAAACAAATTCTTTTAAATGAAGTGGTAAGCTTATCTTTTGAGAAGAAAGATGGTTCAATTCGTGAAATGACTGCTACACTAATCGCAGATCAATTACCTGTTGTTGATGCTGCTAAGGCAGATGGAAAACCACTAAATACTACCAAAGGCGATTCGGCAATTGCTGTTTGGGATGTTGATAAAAAGGCTTGGAGATCATTTCGATGGGATAGCCTTAAGACATTTAAAAACGTTGCCGCCAAGGTGGAGACAGGATAATGAACAAACTAGAAGCTTACTCACTGCTTCAAAATAATAACGATAACATCATCCACTGCGAGGTGGATGGTGATATTCGTGTTTACAATCGTGTGTCAGTTAATCTTAATGATCCTACGGTAGAATACGATTCGCTAACAACGCCGTTCTTATATGTAATAAAAGATAAGGCAATTAACAACGTGATAAGAATTACTTGGAAAACTGTTAAAAGTATAAATGGAGTACCTTATATACATGGTAAATGATGAAAAGATTATTGATGGAATTAATCCAGATATTTTAAAAGATGTTCA